GTTGTCGAAGGATATTCAACGCGATGAATATGTGGGACTTCGAGAGGTCATTGCGTCGCGTGACAAGCAGATGTATAAACAGATCGATGCCTGGCTCAAAAAGGAAGCCCACTGGGACGCCACGCAAGGTCCACGCGCATTCGTGAACAAAGTGAGGACACCCTGTGGGCAGTTCCAACAAAAGGACGCGTGTAATGCGTCATCCTTGTGCGGATTCAATCGAGGACAGTGCAAAATCAAGGTCGACTCCTCGGTTGATCGGACTCAAGTTCTGAGGCGAATGACTAAGGTCTTAACCGATAATGATAAACAGCGCGCGCTGGTTCTGGATGATCGTATGACACCGTTTTTCAGCACGGTGCTCTATATGGAGATGCCGCATGAGCTGATCACAACTGCCGTCGCGTAATGCGATGTAGCCACTTTTGATATTTGATACCACCGGGTATTGGATCACCCGTATTCAACCCTAAGTTATTTGTCTTGCGAGGAGGAGCTAATTGAACCTGCCTGACCAATCGAGAGTGACGGATACCGTGCATTAACTTCCGTCTTGTCTTGACCCTCTTTTGCACATCCCGATAGAAGACCTTAATCGCACGTCGTGTGTCTTTGATATCCTCGTCCAATGAGGGATCGTGAGTCTCTTCACGAAGATTGTGTGCATGATCTAGGCTGCCAAGCAGTCTATCGTAGGTCTCGCGTTCCTCGTTAGTCCAGTATTTCAGTTTGTCGCGCTTTACCGACATCAAAGGTTATATGTAGGCAATAAAAATCACCCGGGGTTCCAGGTGATTTTTATTTGTGATATTGGGTTTCAGAGAACGATCTAGACTTTACGCCTTCACCTCAGCCTTCTTGAAGTGCACCTTCAGGAACGACTGGAGGTTCAGGTAGGTCACCTCCTCCTTGTCCGTCACGCGGAGGAGCTTGGCGAGCGCCGAGTTCGGCAGGATGCGACGCTTGAAGTTCGGGTCGAAGCAGTTGTGCTGCTTGACGTAGCCCGAGATGAACTTCGTGACCTCCGTCTGCGAGCGCTTCTCACCCGACTTGAGTCCCATGAACGCGCAGAGCTCATCCGTCAGCGGGCGCTGGACGAGGAAGGCGTTGTTCGCGCGGCGAGCCTCCCACGTCTTGCGCTCCTCCGGGGTCATGTCCTCCGGGTTCTTCTTCTTCTTCTTCTTGATCTCGCGAGCCTCGCGCTTGGTCGCCTTGATCGCATCGGCGACGCTCTTCGTCGCCTCACGGACACGAGCCGTCAGCTCCGTGCTGAGCGCCTTCAGCTTCTCAGCCAGGTTAGCGAGGATCACATCGGAGTGCTCCGTCACCTCAGCGGCAACCGGAACGGACGGCGTCTCAACCGTCGGGACGGTGAGGACGGACTTGGACGGGACAGCAGCCTTGACCGCCTTAGCCTTGACGACCTTGGCGGGGGCAGCCGGCGCAGCGGCGGCGACGGCGGGGGCAGGGGCGGCGGTCTTCGGGGCGACATCGGACTTCTTGGCAGGCATCTTGTTTGCCTTAGAGGGAGTAGAAGAAGAGGACATTTCTAACGCGCTGGTATACTCTTACCTCCGGCGGTCATGTAAACCGCTTTCGCCAGAAATTCAGGCACGGGGCGTTTTTTATACGACAACAAACGCAACTTTGCGCCGACATAGTAGTTTCGATAGGCAATTACGGGATCGTTGTCTTTGAATTCATCGGGCATGGCGAGTCGAGGTAGAGTCCACCCAACGTCGATCAAGTCAGTCGGTGAATGTTCAGACAACCAAATCAGATGGCGCTGAGTTTTGTGTTCCTTGTCATAGCGAAACGAATACTCTGCACACAGAGCCATTCCTAGCCTACATAGCCAGGTGTAGTTAGCAAGAGACTCGCGAACCCAACGCGCGGACGGATGGTTTGGATGGGTCTTACGATACGCATCCCCAGGAAGAGCCGAGTCGTAAACCCAGTGAGCCGTATACAGGAGTTGTGCAGTTTCAAGGATCATCTTCACCACATGTTTATCACAGTGAAGGCGAGCCGCTTCGTCGGGGTCGAGCGAGAGGAAGAAGATGTTCATGGTGTCCTGTAAACCCATGAATCGATCGAATCCATTTTAGCACCGATACAGTGCAGACAGAAGCAAAAACACGATATCATACGAGCGAGAATCAGTCAGTGCAATTGTCAATAGGTTTAGGGAAGCAATCATATGTTCAGCGAACAGCCCTTTTGAACAAATTGCAAGAAGCCTGCGATTCGGCGGTCTCATGGCTTCGATGTCATCCATCAAAAACCGAAACATTGTGCGCATGTTTCCGTGATTGAGATTCGCAAACTGCTCGGGATGTGTGTCTTCAAATCCGAAGCTTCGAAAAATTTGGGCAAGAACTGTCCACCTACGGACTACATTCTCCCGAAGGTCTCTAGATGGGGGAGGAACAGGTAATCGACGACGTCGACGATATAGATGTAATTTACGGAGCCTCGCAAGATCTGCATGGGCAAATAGAACCTTAGTATACGGATTAGCCGGGGCTACAGATCGAATGGTCCACTCCCATGCAGTTCCGAAATCAAACCACCAAATCTTACCGTCCTCTTCGATTCCAAAGTAGTCGAATGGATGCTGTCTATCCTTTGTCTCGGTTGTCACAAGATCATCATCATTGATACACTTGTCTCGCTGTAATACGCCAGGTCCAGCCCATGCAAGAACCCTGCGAACCCGCCATCCACGGTAGAGTGCTTGAACCTTCGTAAATCGAGTGATTTTATCACGATTTGCATCTGTCCAGAGCCTGGGATTACGTGATCTAGCATGACGTCCGCAAAGCGTGTGCCCACTCATTGAGTCGGACGGGCACTGATCACTCGATGATTTATTACGAATAGCTGCACACTGAGGCATGCTTATACTGTGCGTAGCCTTGAAAACTGGAAACCTGCGCGGAAAACGAATGCGGCGGCGGCGAGGCTCTACCGGTCTCACAACAAATCAACATGGCTACCACTGCAATCATCCCTTCTGAGAACCTGGACATCGCCCGCGTCACCATTGGCGAGATTCGCCCCAACAAGGCTGGAGGTAAGACCGTTCCCATCAAGTATAACGGGCAAGCGCTCCAGGTTCGCATTCCTCGCATCTTCTATCCTGCCGGCGTGGTCACACGCACGGATGAGCAGGGCAAGAACAGTTACAGCCTGCTCGCTTCCCTGAAGGGCTGCGACTCCTACGCAAAGGAGCGCTCCACGGATGGCAGTGAGATCGGTCAGTTCTACAACTTCCTCCTGGATCTCTCGGAGAAGGTCGTTGCCGCGGCGACCCAGAACAGTGGGCGCTGGTTTGGCAAGGCTCGCTCCGAGGCTGTTATTCGCGACACATTCAAGCCGATTCTCACGCCGAGCGTTGAGAAGGTCAATGGCGAGTGGGTTCCGAATGGAAAGTATCCCCCGTCTCTCCGCATGAAGATCTCGATCTGGGATGGACAGGTCGGGATGGATGCGGTCGATGAGAAGGGTAACACCATTGCTCTCACGGAGAGCAGCCTCGATCAGGTGTTTGCGAAGCGCATGGAGGGTCGCATGGTGATCTCTCCCAGCATCTATGTCACGGGCACTGGCTGCGGTGTGACGTGGCGCGTGGTTCTCGCCAAGGTCTTCCCGCCGTCGCGTGTCGGTGCCAAGGCTGCGTTCGCCGACATTAAGGAGCCCGACGACGATCCGGACGACAAGCCGGCTGCTCTTACTGTTCCGGTCACTGAGGCGTTTCCTGAGGAGGAGCATGAGGAGCAGGAGGAGGAGCATCCGAAGGCTCGCTCAGCGACACCTCCTCCATCGGCTCCACCCTCTGCACCACCTGCGGTGAAGAAGGCTCGGAAGGCTGTGGCTGTGTCGTGAACCCAATCAACGACCAAATAGAAGAGCCCTTCGGGGCGGAGTGTAAAACCATCCGGTCATCAATAAAAAACACCTTTTCCTTTTCCGGGACGCCAATCGCCGAATCGATCCCACACTCGAAGGGATCAAGTGATACTCGGTTACACTTCGAACATGAATACATCTTGGGGGTGTTGATCAGCATATCGGGTGTGAAGAGTCTCGCAGGTCCACGTAGACATCGCTCGAGGAACTTTTTGGGTGTTGTCCACTCTTCTGCAAGACACTGCTCATATACATGCGTAGGAAGCTCACCCCATATCGTGTCTCCCTCTGTCCATCCGTCCTCTTGTAGAAGCGTTCCAAATGGATCTTCCTTATACCACAACAGCGCAACATCTGCGGGATCGTCCAGTCTGTGTTCGGACACACCTACGCGGTCGAGATCATCGGGATCGTAAAGCCAATACACGTTGGCATGCGTATAACTAGGGTCACGTCCGCCCCGATACACCTGCCTTCCTGCCATAGTCCACAAATCCGACACGATGTTAATATCGTGTTCGATGATGTCCGTGCTGATCGGATAGACAACACTCCTATCGATCGTTGAGAACATTGTATTGAGACGTAATGAATTCTGCCACGTCGTAACGAATATTCTATGTTTATACTTAAATGGCAGCATTTGTGGCTCGGTATGCAGCCAAAAGCTTAGCAGCTGGGGTGTGTAGAGAGGGGGCAAAACTGGTGACTGGATATATAAAGCGAGCCATTGGTGAAAACATGAAACAAGTATGTGACCCCAACTTTCCTACTCTTCTTATGAATACGGTCGAAGAGAGATTAAAGCAGGCTACAAGTATACCTGAACCCGTCCGCAATGCCATTCTTCAACATCGAGACATCATTACATCGTTTGCGACAGAATTAGCACGGGAACCCGGAGTCAAAAATGCATGTTCAAGTGGGAACCAGTTGCAGGTGATGGGTATCATTGATGAGAAATCGGTAAAGTTTGAGAATGAAATATGCGCCAAGATTGGTGGTCGGCGTAAAAGGCGCTCAACTCGCAGGCATCGCACGCATGGAACTCGCCGTCGACTCAATCGAAGGTAATCTTAACGGGCACATCATGAACACGGACGGACTTAGTGGCTGACCGACTGAGTTCATGGCGCTTTCGGCGCTCACCATCCTTTGGCTGGATCACCTGCGAACACTCCTCCATATCCGAATGGATCTCATCGTAATGAGTATTCAGGTAGTCAAGCACCTCATCCTGGATCACCCACTCGAAAAAGTTCAACTGCCCCACTGTGGTATCCAGCCCGCGAAATTGAATTCGCTTCCACCGACAGAAGGGGTCGAACATCTTCTTGTTATACGCCTTGAGGTGCGACTTGTAGACCAAATACACAATGACGTGACGGTTGCCCTTAGCCATGAACGACACATTATACTTCTTTGAATAGTTGGTCACAAACCAATCGATGAGACGCAGACTCAAACGCGACTTTCCAGTGAGAATCTCCTCGATGCGCTGAAAGTTGTCTGCATTCGCGTAGAAGCCCTCAAGGCGGTGGAGAACCCACTGCTCCTTACTCTGAATCGTCTCCATACTGATTCTGTCTTTCAGCACTGAAAATGAGTTTTCTGCCTGGACGCATGGTTAACGCATGGAATCTGTTGTAACCGAATGGCTATGTGATGCCCCGTATACTCGACCGAAAAAGAGACTTAAGCCGCTGATCATGCTGATGACCCTGATTACCAACGTGAGCTACACGAAGACGCGGCGATTTGTCTTCGCGGCATTCGAGAAGGCAATGAAGGGAGAACTTGGACGCATCTGGATGCGCGATCGATGTGTCCGTCGCACGATCCGGATTTACGGCGCAAATGATCAGAGGACAGCTGGTTGGCACATGAAGCGAGGCGAGATGATTACGGGGTCTGAGGTTTCGCAGGTGTTTACGGGAGGGGAAACTCGCAGGAGTCTGATCATTCGCAAGCTTGTTCCCCCGCAGCCAGCGACACCTGGACAGTATCAGGCGCCCCTGATCTGGGGCACTCGGTTCGAGCCAATTGCAAAGGAGATCTATGAGACAACCACGGGGTGTAAGATTGTTGATGTCTCGTGTGTCCAGCATCCCGTATATTCATTCCTAGGCGCATCCCCCGACGGTATCATCTTCCCAATGGATCCGACCGATGTCCACAGGCGTGGACGATTGGTCGAGTTCAAGTGCCCGTTCTCACGAGGTGAGTCCGAAGGTATTCCAGATGCCTATGTGCACCAGATGCAGATGCAGATGGAGTGCAGCGGAATCGACGAGTGTGAGTATGCGGAGTTCAGGTTCAAACAGATCTTCTCAACCGAGTGGATGACTGCGCCTGAACCTAAGGGAGTCATTGCGGTCTTTGATGATGACACAGTAGAATACAGACCTTCCACACTGCCACTGTCTGAGTGGCAGTCGAAGGTCACTGATCGAGACCCTCAGTATGTGTATTGGAAGCTAGTGTCAACTAAGAAGGCGTTTCTACCCAAGGACCATAGTTGGCTGCCCACGCACCTTCCAGTTCTACGTGCGACATGGAATGAAGTTCTGCGTCACCGCGAAGCGGGAACTCTTCCTGATCCACCGACTCCGAAAGCGATGCCTACACTTGACATCTGATGACACCTGGGAAGTAGTAACCCACCGTCGAGAAATTCATGTCCTTAAACCATCGATCCGGCATAACGATTTTTCGCGCAGGATTGAGAAATGCTCCCCACCAAGAGAAACTGGAGTTTGCGCAGATTCCACCTGCACATTGACGCATTAGAGAAAGTGTGTCAATTTCTGATTCCGTGACAACTGTATACTTCAATTCGCGGAGATATGGTCGAGTCTTCATATAGTCGATGTCGTTTGTCATGACGAAGAAATGAGCGTCTGGAAAATGACCAATTGCGCGCTCATAATAAGTATCCAACCCAACGTCGTGTAGTGGATTGCCAATATAATCGCCTCCCCGGACATGAAGAAAGATGCCATCTCTGATTCCCGGATACTTGGATGATATATCGGGGAGCGATAGCTTGGAAATAAAGTCTGGGTCGACATATCGCCAATCCTGGAAGTATCCGTGGATTTCTGGGTTAGACATAGTCGACAACTGAGCCTCCCAACACACGTAAGACAACCGAGGTTCGGATATCCGCCGCTCCGGTACCTTAGAAGATGCAATTCGCTTCCATGTCGCAAAAATCGTGTCCATGTAAGATGTCTTTGAATGCGTAGATGGATTAACAAGTGTTTGAAGATACGGTTTGCGACCCGTTCGCCTTGCTATATGTGTAAGGGCAGCGAGCATAAACAGTTGATTTCCAAGACCAGCCATCATATGCACGGTTATACTGTTATCTAGCCCGGGTGTCGTTGGAATAGAAATAGGAGCTATCCACGAGTCAACACCATCGTGATAGTTTTTCCGAATATCGCTATATCCGGGTTTTTGGTAGACAAGGACGGGTAGGATGGCATACCAGTTATCGTGTATCATTAGTGATTTCCACCACTGATCTGCTCCAAACAACGATTCGTTGTTCGTATCTATGAGGTTTGAAAGCCCTCCGCGATTATGGTTGAGGAGCTTTTCAATATAATGACCATTCACAAGGTATCCGCTTGCAGATTGTCCATCATACAATCTCATTGTGTTCTTATCATACTTCACATTCCGATTGCTTTGTGATGGTCCGAAATGAATGACATCATACTGATTAGAGGCAAGATGTTCAGCCAATACATACCCTTCGTAGAAGTGATGCCATTCGACGTCATCTTCAAATATCAGTACATTCTTCCAACCCGATGCTAACGCAAGTTCAAGGACTCCTACGTGACTCTGCATACATCCTACAAACCCTGGTATGGTTTCATGAGCTGCATATCGTATAACTTTGGACCCAAAGGTTGCTAGGATCTTTTCCATGTCAGCGCGTCGGTCCGTGCGTTTGTCAAGGTTGATGTATACAACCTTGTCTACAAACTCCCACATTATCCCATCTGCTGATATTACTTTCGTAACTATACCGAAAGATTCCAATATTTGCGATGGTCTTGAAACCTATCACGTATATCACTGTATCCAGGAGCCTGGTACATGAGCGATGGGGTTGGTGCGAACCATCCACCCTGTTTCATGAGTTTCTTCCAGCACTGATCGGATCCATACAATGATTCGTCGTGTGTCTGTACTAACTTTGGAAGAGCCTCTTTGTAGCAAGTCAATAACGTGTCAATATAATGTCCGTTTACGAGGTATGAAGACGTAGTCTGTCCGTCGTATAGTTCATACGTTTCCTTGTTGATCAATGGGGAAGAAGGACCGAGATGAATCACATTATATGGCTGAGACGCAAGTTTCTCTACGATGGGATACGTGGTGTCAAACTCATTCCATTCAACGTCATCCTCAATAACAAGCACGTTTCGCAAATTGTAATGTTTAGCATAACTCAGGACTGCGATGTGACTCTTTAGACAGCCGATAAATCCAGGAGTGCTCTCGATTGCAGCGAGTCGAGTGACCTTATTCCCAAACGGCAAGAGCACTTGACGAATACGAGTATCGCGGTCCGTGCGTTTGTCAAGGTTGATGTATACAACTTTGTCTACAAACTCCCACATTGATTATTGCATTGATTAACAGTTTTTTCATGGTGGTCTTGAAACGTATTACGTATATCACTGAACCCCGGACGTTGGTAAACAAGTGGAGGAAATGGCGCATACCACGTGTCGCGACGAATTAGTGGTTTCCAGCATTGGTCTGCACCATACCGAAACTCATCATGTGTTTCGATAAGCTGCGGAAGGGCATTTCGGAAACAGTCAAGAAGTGTGTCGTAATAGTGGCTGTTCACTAGATACGCGGTGTTTAACTGCGCGTCTCCTAGTCGATGGTTTCCTGGGAAAATACGAGAAGGAAACGGTCCTAGGTGAATGCTATCATAGTTCTTCTTTGAGAGCTCTTCCAACTTTTTATACCCTTCATTAAACTGAAACCACTCGACATCATCCTCGCATATAAGGACGTTTTTCCACTTGTTCTCCTTTGCCATTTCCAATACTGCAATGTGACTTTTCATACATCCAATGAATCCAGGATTCTCTTCGATTGCGCTCATACGGATTACTTTATCCCCAAGAACCGACAACACTTCTTTCGTTCGTTCATTCCGATCCGTCCTCCTATCTAGGTTGATATACACAGCTTTTTCAACGAACTCCCACATTATCCTGCGCGTCGCTATTACTTTCGCAATTCTAGCGAAAAGAAGTAATGACAGTTACCTTTGTGACTGCGTTCGTTGAAATAGGGATCAATGACAAATCTGTCGATCTCCGCATTGAACAGTTCAGAAAACTGAATGCGTCTGGAGTGCGGCTCCACGTATTCGTAAGCCCGGAACATGTCGACAAACTTCCGACCATCGACAATGGAGTGATTGAACTCATATCACTAACAGACCTTGGCATGTATGCACTATCCCCGCAGGGGCTACCCGATATTCGAAAGGAATTGAAAGACACTCGAGAATTTCTCATTTTGATGAATGCGAAAACCGAGCTCGTTCATCGAGCAATCCAATCGGAAAAGCACGCGTCAACCCACTATGCATGGGTTGATTTCAATATTTATCACATTCTCACAGATCCAGAGGCTGCGGATACCATTGCTGGTATAGCGCATGGAACGCTGCCATCCAAGTGCTTGTTCGTGCCAGGATGCTGGCAACCTGGTGTCATGTGGGACTCCGTGAACTGGCGGTTCTGTGGCGGTTTCTTTGTCGGGGACACAGAGTCTTTACTCTCTTTCCACGATGCCAATATCCGAGAGTATCCTAAACTTCCAAAGCTGACATGGGAGGTCAATACATGGGCTTACCTTGAATCGATCGGTGTTCATTTTGACTGGTATCCAGGTGATCACAATAACAGCATTCTGAGTGTTATGTGTCACGCTCAACGAACTGTCGAGACAGATCACTGAAACCCGAGCGCTGTTTTCCAACGCGAGTTTGATACGAGAACCACTCAGCACCCGGCTGTAGAGGTTTCCAGTACTGATCGAGGATGTAGCACCAGTCAAGGTGTGGAGATTCGATGAAGAGCCGCGCACCCTCTTCCCACCTCATGATCAGTGTCTCGTAGAATCGAGAATGAACAATGTAACCGCTTGTAGTCTGAACCTCCTGCACTCGATGAAATGTTTCATCGTGAGGTGTTGAACTGACAAGGTTGTATGCAAGCATCACAACATCATACCTTTCAGGGAGGCGTGCGATCAACTGATCCCACTCCTCTTTAGTCACCAGAAACTGGAAGTCGTCTTCAAAGATCATCACAGATTCATACCTACGATCACGTGCGAGTTTCAGGACTTCAATATGTGACAGGTTGCATCCAATTCCAGCGGGCACATATTCAATTGCTGCAAACCTCTCCACCGTCAATCCCTTGTCTGCAAACTCCTTCTCTATCTCTGTGCGCCTGTCTGTTCGTCGATCTAGGTTGATGTAGAACGCCTGCATTATAAACTACGTTCGGCGTCATCGGCTAAATCCTTACGTCCATCTGCAAGTGCATTTGCAATGAAATGACTTCGAATCGTCCAATGGTCATGAACGCTACGGTGATAGTTAACAAGGCATGAACGATAATCACAATAATACAGCGTGAACCACTCGGGGTGGCGATCGAAAAGATAGACCAATCCCTGTTCATCTGTGTGCCCGACGCCATTCTGCAGCTGCTCGTAGAAGATGGACATCATGCCTGTGTAGAACCTCTCCATATACTCTCGCTGAATCGTCATGACGGTTCCGGCGAGAGAGCACGGACCACCCCATTTCATATACTCGGACATTGGGTAT